TTCAAGCAGGAGCTGGAGGAGGAGGTGGTGGAGCTAGAGGTGCAGATTATGATAAAGCAGGTGGTGAATCTGCTGGAGCAGGTGGTGGATCTGGTGCTTATGTATCTGATCAAATTTATTCTGTAACTGAGGGTGAAACAATATCTTATTCAATAGGTTCAGCTGGGGGTGCTGCCAACAGTGGAAGTTCGTTTACTGGTGGTGGAGGAGGCACAAGTGGAGGAAGCACCACATTATCCGGTTCAACAACAGGAGCAATATTTACATTAACTGGAGGAGGAGCTGCATCTTATAGTGGAGGGGGTGTACAAGGTCCTTTAAGATCTAACACGGCAGGAACTGCGGGTTCAGCTACGGTGAATGCATCTCCTATTACATCAGGAAATTTTAGAGATAGTGATGGAGTATCAAAAGCAGTAACTTCAAATACATCGGGTCCTGTAGGTTCTTTTAATCAGTCTGGTAATGGTGCAGTAGGTGATAATAATGGAAACTGTGGTGGAGATAACTGTAGAATAGGTGGTTCAGATGGAGCAGATTCTTTTGCAGGTAATGTTTCTGGAGGTTCTGGAGGATCTTCTTCTGGTTCAGGTACAGCAGGATCAGTGGGAACACGAGGATCTGGAGGTGGAGGTGGAGCTGCCCAAGTATCAGCTAGTCCTGCTTCAACGTTTGGTGCTAATGGTGGTGCTGGAGAAGTTAAGTATAGATTCTTACGTGTAAATTAGTATAGTGCCTTATGGCAAATATATCTAAATGGTTTGGTTATCCTATATACATAACTAAGTTAGAAAACTTTGAAGAAATAAATAAAAAAATTGTACCTATAATACTAAGAGATATTACTCCAACCAATTCTCAGTATTCACGGACCACGGATGTAAAGCCAAAAGAATTACAATCTATTGATGATAATTTACACAAGGATAAAAGATTTGAAAAATTATATAGTGAGTTATCTAAAGTAATACAAGGTTGTTTGTCTGCTCAAAAATATAATTTAGATTTATTTGAAATATATATAACTAAGTCTTGGGCTACCTTATCTACTAAAGAACAACACATTGCTTATCATAGACACATGAGTAGTCACTTTAGTTTTGTTTATTATCCCCAAGCTCATGAACAAGGTAATCTATTTTTGCTTGATGATGATGCTCATAAGGTAGGATTAAATATACCAAAGAGAGATCCATACTTTACAGAGTGGGATAATACTAATTATGGTAAAGCTGAGTACCCTGCAGAAACAGGTAATGTAATTATATTTCCATCTATGATGTTTCACGAGACAGGAAAGAATACAAAAGATATACCAAGGCTTTCTATATCAGGCGATATTATGTTAACCATGAAAGAAGGTATTAAATCTGAACATAATATACCTTCCCCTTCGACTTGGATGAAGCTCTAAAATGATGTAAAATGGCTTATGCCTTTAACAAACGTAACTATTCGACCAGGAATAAATAAAGCAGATACCCCATCAGGAGCAGAAGGACAGTGGATTGATGGAGATTTTGTTAGATTTAGATATGGCCAACCAGAAAAAATAGGTGGTTATACAGCTATTGGTCAAGAAACAATTGCAGGACCAACACGTGCTCAACACACTTGGACAGATTTAGATGGAAGAAGATATGCTGCACTTGGTACATCCAAAGCTTTATATATTTATTATGAAGATAAATTTTATGATGTAACACCTTTAGCAACTGCTTTAACAGGTGCAACTTTTACATCTACAAATGGGTCTAACACTGTGACTGTAAATAAAACAAGTCACGCATTAGACATAGGGGAATACATAACATTTACTTCAGTCACTTTACCCGGAGGAGGTGCAACAGGTTTTACGGTAGCTGATTTCGAAGATTATACTTTTGAAATTTTAAGTACACCAGATGCAGATACTTTTACAATTCAAATGAAATCAAATGAATCTGGAACAGGTATGACTGCAGCTGGATCTGCAAGTATTAATCCTTATGAAGAAATAGGGCCTACGATTCAAACATACGGTTATGGGTGGGGTACAGGAACTTGGAGTAGATTAACTTGGGGTTCTGGAACAACCACTTCTTCTTTGATTCTAGATCCTGGATCATGGTCACTTGATAACTTTGGAGAACAATTAATAGCAACTATTAAAGATGGTAAAACATTTGTATGGAATCCTGGTTTATCAAATCCATTAGAACAAAGAGCAACTCTTATGGCAGGTGCTCCAACTGCAACAAGATTAACAATTACTTCAGATAGAGATAGACACGTAGTACACTTTGGAACTGAAACTACAATTGGAGATTCTACTACACAAGATCCAATGTTTATTAGATTTAGTGATCAAGAAAATTATAATGTTTATCAACCAACTTCAGTTAATACTGCCGGAACATTTAGACTGGACACCGGAAACAAAATTGTAGCTGCAGTTTCTGGTAAAGATTATAATTTAATTCTTACTGATCAAGCAGCATACACTATGCAGTTTGTAGGACCACCCTTTACTTTTTCAATTAGACAAGTAGGTTCCAACTGTGGATGTATTGGACAGCATGCAACTGTATATGCAGATGGTAAAGTATTTTGGATGGGAGCAGGTGGAGGCTTCTTTGTATTTGATGGTACCGTTAAATTACTTCCATCACTTGTAGAAGACTTTGTATTCACGACCACCGGATCAAATGTAGGAATAAACTATTCATCTAATGAAATTATTTATGGTTCACATAATTCTTTATTTAATGAGATTGTATGGTTCTATCCAGCAGGTACACCTTCAGGAAGTCCTGCAGTACAAAACAACAGAACTGTAGTTTATAATTATGTAGAAAATACTTGGTCTACAATGACACTTGCTAGAAGTTCTTACGCAGATGCAAGTACATATGATGTACCTTATGCAACAGAATATGATTCTACTGCTACACCAACAATTTCAAATATAAGTGGGGCAACAAATACTTTTGGTTCAACTACTTACTATGCTCATGAAGTGGGTAACAATGAAATAGCTTTGGATGGAACAGAGACAGCTATTTCAGCATACATACAATCAGGGGATTTTGACTTACCTGTAGAAGGTGATGGTCAGTATATGTTAAGAGTTAGTAGGTTTTTACCTGATTTTAAAAATTTACAAGGTAATGCAATAGTAACTATATTATTAAAAAATTTCCCCATTGATTCAGGATCTTCTTCACAATTAGGCCCTTTTACTATAAACTCTTCAACAGAAAAAATAGATACAAGAGCTAGAGGAAGATTGGCAAATTTAAAAATACAAAACACAGCAGTTGATGAAACTTGGCGATTTGGTACATTTAGAGCTGATGTAAACCCAGATGGAAGAAGATAATGGACCCCATAACACAAAGAATTTTAGAACAACAAAGAGCCATAACTCAAGATCCTAACTTTAGTGGCTATGAACCATCTCCTGTAAATGGCATTGCAGCTATTAATACTGCACCCGTTAATGAAAACCTTATGCTTCAAAATAATCTTGTTGGACAAACTCCACCTGTAGACTTTAAAGGGGTGGCAAAGAATGTTGGTAAAAAACTAGTTACAGATTATGCTATAAAAAAATTAGGTTTAGATGGAATTAGAGGTAATATATTAAAATCAGCGGTAGGTTCGAATCTTGCAGGTTTTTCTAATCCTCTTACAGCAGCTTTTACAGTAGGCTCCATGTTACCAGACTCAGTAAAAGGAATTGCCGGTATCTTAAGAAACAATAGAGCACAAAAAGCTATCGAAAGAGATATTTTGAGAGATATGCAAGGATCTAGGGACACAACTACTTCGGCTAGAATTACTAATATGCAACCTACTAATCAAGATAGAGGAAGAAACGATAGACCAGGAGGAGCAAACCAAAGCGCGCCAAGTAGTTCATCCAAAGGTGGTTTTGATTCTTCAGAAAGAGGAGCAGCGTTGCATGGCTAAGATAAACGTATATGTTCCTGAACCTCCTAAAGAATATACTGAAGAAGGATTTAGACAAATTAACCAAGCACTGGCTACTGTTGAAAATCAACTAAATACTTCTTATCAACAAGACTTGAAAAACGAACAAGATTCGTTTAATTACTTTATGCAATGACAATAAGATATAAAAGCGAAACATTTGATTTAACTACAACTAATGTGACTACTATTTTAACCTGTCCAGCAGATGCAACTATTATTGGTAAGTCCTTACAAATTTCTCATAAAGCTGGAGGAAGTATTGCTGTAGATGTATTTTTACAAAAATCTGGAGGATCTGATGTGGACATAGCTCATCAAACTTTATCAGCAGGTTTTGATAATTTTATAAAATCTAGTTTGAATATGGAAGCAAATGATATTCTTAAAGTTCAAGCTGATACAGCAAATGAAATTACAGGATCTATTAGTTATGCTTTAATAGATAGATCACAAGAAAATGGCTAAAAAATTTAAAGATTTTGTTCAAAGAGATAAACCTAGAAAACGACCTAGAAAACACGTGAAGAGTCCAAATAAAAAAAAGAAGTTGCAACACAATAAAAAATACAATAGACAAGGACGTAGGCAAAAATGAGTGATATAATAAAAATACCAGCAGAAGCAAAAGAAATTATAAAACACAAAAGGACTGGTAAAGTATATGCTAGTAAAAATGATTTTGATGCTGATGTTGCTGATCCCAATACTGATACTACTGTGGATGATTTTAGACAAGACCTTGAAATTAAAGTTACTAAAGTTTCTATGGGCGCTGCCACAAAAAAATAATGCAACCTCGAGGAGCAACAGAAATCCAAATGGAAATGCTCCATAAGCATGTTTCTAAAGAATTACTAGATCAAGTTCAAATTTGTACATCAATACCAGGTAAAGTACCTCTGGACCCAGATAAATTAAACATACTTTGGCAAAAAAATTCTTGGGATCAACCTAATCTACAATCTTTTTTTAGAAATAAAGAAAGACATAAAGAATACGATTGGTACGTATTTAATAGTCATTGGAATTATGAAAAATTTAGATACGCTTTTGATATTCCAACGGATAGATCAGTCGTTATTAAAAACGGAATTGAAACTTTTCCAAAAAGAAAAATTTATCAAAAGGGTGATCCAATAAAATTAATTCACCATTGCACTCCATGGAGAGGTTTGAATGTGGTGCTTAGAGCTATGCAAGAAATTAAAGATACTTCAATTAGTTTAGATGTTTATAGTTCAACACAAGTTTACGGTGATGAATTTAAGAAACAAAATGATGATCAATTTAAACCACTATACGAACAAGCTGAACAATTATCTAATGTAAATTATATTGGCTACAAACCTAATGAACATATAAGAGAAGTAATGCCAAGTTATGATATGTTTGTATATCCATCAATATTTGAAGAAACATCATGTGCATCTGCTTTAGAGGCGTTGGCTTCTGGTGTTCATGTTATCAGTAATAATTTTGGTGCTTTATATGAAACATGTGCTGAATGGCCAGTGTACGTTAACTACTCTACAAATTACGAAACAATGGCTAAGGATACTGCAGCAGCAATTGAAGTAGCAGCTGGTTATTTACATGAATCATTTATACAAGACCATTTAGAAGAACAACAAAAATTTTATAAAAGATTTTATAACTGGAATAAAAAGGGAATGGAATGGGCAAGCTTTTTACAAGGAGCCTTAAATGCAAGAAAATAAAACTTATGTAAATGAAGACACCTACCAAACCTTAAAAGACGTACAAGTAAAACCTTTAAATACTCCTCAGCCTTACGAGAAAAGTATTCAACCACTTTGGAAAACGGACAACGGACAACGGAAAAGTAAAGTATCTTTGTTTGTTGCAACACCTGTACATAGTGATTGTTCAATTCATTACGCACAAGGATTATTAGAATTACAAAAAATGTGCATGGAGAAAAAAATTGATGTGCAGTTTCAATTACTTAAATCATCTTTAGTAACACAAGGAAGAAACTTATGTGTATCAGGTTTTATAGAATCTGGAATGACACATATGTTATTTGTTGATTCAGATATATTAATGAACGCAGAGTCTATTTTTAAAATGATAGACAGAGATAAAGATGTTATTTCAATTCCATACCCACTTAAAACATTTAATTGGAATAAAGCTTTTGATGCAATTAAAAAAGGTGAAGTAAAAAAACCTTCTGATATTCACAAATGGACTAATAGCTATCCAATGAGAGTAAAAGACACTAATGATATTATAGTCACCGAAGGTGTTATAGAAGTAACACATAGTCCGACAGGGTGTATGCTTATTAAAAGAAAAGTGTTTGATAAAATGATCAAAGCTTATCCAGATAAACAAATTGTACAAAAGACTGTTATTAATGGTGAGTACGTAGATAAGCCAAATATGTGGAACTTTTTTGACTGTATTCATGACCCTGAAACTAAGACATATTTAGGTGAAGATTTTAGCTTTTGTAAACTATGGAAAGACATAGGTGGTAAGTGTCATGCCTTTATTGATGATCCAATCATGCATATTGGAGAGCATCAATATACAGGACGTTTTGCCGATGAGTTGATAATACCTAAGTAAAATGGTAATATTGGAAACTTAAGATCTTAAATTGGAGAATTAATAAATGTTACAACTTTTACCCTACGCACTGGCAGCTTATGGCGGAATTCAAGGATACAGAGGCGCAAGAGATGCAGGTGTTGGAGGATTAGGTTCACTAGTTCAAGGTGCTCTAGGAGCATATACTGGATATAATTTAGGGCAGGTTGGAGGCTTTGCAAAAGGAGCAGGATTTGGTAATGCAGCTTCTTCAAGTTTTGTACCTACATTTACTCAAACATCTTTAGGCTCATCTCTACGTGGTATGGTTCCAGGACTGACACCAACTCAACCTTTGAGTATGTCTGGTTTTGGTGAGGATGTTGCGAGAGGATCTTATTCAGATCAATTAAAAGCTATACAAAATAAAAAAAGTGAAGGCGGAAGCCTTTTAGATATACTTAGAAATAGAGATGCTGCTGGAAATATAACTAAGGGATATGATCCATTAAAAGTTGGTGGTTCACTTGCAGCGTTAACTTATTTAGGTGGTGCGTTTGATCCGACTCCTACTGATGTTTATACTCCTGGCTACAATACAAATTATTTAGAAACTAGAGAAAAAAGAAGTTTCTCTTATATAGATCCTACAACAGGAGAAGAAAAAGAATATAAAAAAGTTTATGTGCCAGAACAAAACCCTAACGATCCAGGAATGATGATGAATAAACAAAGATTAAAAACTGGTGGCTTAGCAGAAATTAAAAAATTTAATGAAGGTGGTATAAATTATTTACCTTCAAAAACAACTCACGATGAAAATGATTCTAACAATTATGTTAGAGCATTAGGATATGTTGAGGACGGAGCAGGAGTAGGTGATAAAGACGA